TGGGGTTTTTTGGTTTTTTTTCTTAAATTCCCCCCACAAGCGCTGGACTGCCTACCAAGGACCCGAACAAAGTAGTGCTTCAGCGTCAAAGGCTGGAAGTGCGAGCGCCATGACGAAATATCAGACCAATGAGGAAGCACCATGTTGAACAAGAATGATCTACTCGACACTGTCTTAGACGAGAAGGAAGCCGAGTTGGCGAAGACAGCGCAACGGTGCATTGTGGCTGCGCTGGATCATTCCCAAGCCGTAAGCCTTGCCCTCGTTGAGGACGGGGTTGAGCGCTTGGCTGATGGTGCACCTGTGTTGCGCCTTCCCCCCAAGGTACTCAGGTTATTCGCCGATATGCTTGGAGCGTTGTCACAAGGAAAGCCGGTCGCTGTCCTACCTCAATCGATGGACCTGACCACTCAGCAGGCCGCGATGCTTCTCAATGTGTCGCGTCCTTATCTTGTGGGATTGCTGGAAAGCGGGAAAATCCCGTTTCATAAGGTTGGCAAGCATCGCAGGATTCGTTTGGACGACGCGATGAAGTTCAAAGAAGAGGCACGGAAAGCTTCGCTTGATGCGCTCGCCGCGCTCGCTGAACAAGCCCAAGAGCTTGGCATGGGGTATTGATGGCGGGTTCTCTGGCCTACACGGCTGTACTTGATGCCTGCGTTCTGTATCCGGCTCCGGTACGAGACCTGATGCTGAGTCTCTCAGTGGCAGGACTGTTTCGTGCACGCTGGACAGCAGACATCCAAAATGAGTGGGTACGCAACCTACGGCAGCAGCGCCCTGAGTTGGACGCTGCTGCCCTAGAGCGGACACAGCAATTAATGAATGGGAGCGTGCCAGATTGTCTTATCACTGGCTACGAGCCGTTCATCGAGTCATTGGAACTGCCGGACCCGAATGACCGCCACGTGTTGGCGGCAGGAATCGTGGGGCATGCGGATGCCATCGTCACCTTCAACTTGAAAGACTTCCCCAGCGAAGTCGCTCTCAAGCACGGCATCGAAATTCTTCACCCCGATGACTTCTTCACATCCCAGTACGATTTGGACCCCGTGCAGACCCTAACCACGGTCAAGGAGGTGCGCGCACGGCTCAAGAAGCCTCCCGTCGCTGCTGGGGACTACCTCGAAAAGCTCGAAGCAATTGGGTTACCGCAGTTATGCCAGAAATTGCGCGCAGCCATCGACCTCATCTAGTTGCTTCAGTCCTCGCCCTACGGGTTATTCGCTGCATAGGCCAATTGCATAAATCCGCATATCTCCGGCGGCCCACGAGGAACCTCTGAACGCCTTGCGACAAGACGCTTCGGACTGGTGATGCAACTGCATAAAAACAACTCGATGAAGCGCGCAGGTGAGGCGGGGTCCCAACCGCGCGCGCCGGGTGGCTGGGCTGGTGCAGCACTACGTCGGCTGTACTTCGCCGGGCCGCCGCCAGCGCGCGAGGAAGCGCGTAGCGCCACGATCATGCTGGGACCGATGTGAGGGGCACCCCGGCCGAGGAAAATCGCTCCAGCGTGCCGCCAAGTGCACCTGCCTCCACGTCTGCATTGTCTACGTTGACGCGTAGGTTTGCGCCTCGGATACTGTATATCCATACAGTATTTGCAGCCATGGAAACGCCCGCCCCTCCCCACATCGTCCATAAGTACCGCTACCTGGACGCCAAGACTGGTCGCTGGAAAATGACCCGGCACCACATGAGCGCGGAGGCGGCCGAGCAGTTTTTTGCGCCCGGCGCTTCGACACACTTCAGCGCGGAGAAATGGGAGCCCGTCGAAGCCACACGCGAGGATCGCAACGCCGTTCCAATGCAGGGCAAAGGCATCGCCTGCAATCCGCCCAAAAGCGCGCCGCCCCCGCCGCCCAGGCTGAAGGTCGAGGAGGTGCGTGCAATATGGGAGCGGAACAAATGCCCAGACGTAAGGCGCTTGATCTGGGAAATCTGGTATCTCCGCAGTACGGTGGACTACGCCCGGTACGTCGCCGCGTGGGCAGAGAACATCGAGATCGATCCCCCGTTTGACCGCCGGTTCAAGATGCTCCTGGCCATGCTGAACAGCCATCCTTCTGCGGCCGAGCTTGAATGGAGCAGCGCCGAGATCGTTGGCCTAAAGCGCCTCGCCAAAGCGCGCCGCTGATCTATCATGGCCTCACCCACGGGAGCCGCCCATGTGCTACTCCGCCCAAATCGAAGCCGACTATCGACGGTTCGTACACGAGTACGGCGCCATCATGTCGCTCGACGATTTCACGCGGATGGTGATGGAATACTTCGCCAACCCGAAGATGCGCGTGCCGAGGGCGATGACCGCGCATTTCCTCGAATCGCCCGAGACCGACGAAGAAAAGAAGATCGCCGAAGTCATCCGCGCGCGCATGGCTGCAGACGAGATCGCCCTGCTGCAGGAGCTGGCCAAGCAGACCGAACGGCTGGAGAAAGCCCAGCAGGCCCTCGCTGCCAAGGCCACCAAGAAGGCCGCTGAAGACGTCCGCATCGCCACCAACAAGATCGCGGCGGCAAAGGGCAAACTCGAAGAGCTCAAGAGCACCGAGCTCAAGCCGCGCGACTCGCGCATCTACCCCGGCTGGTACGCGCCCGTGATGGTGATGGAGAACGGCCGGCGCGTCGTCAAACCGATGCGCTACCAGTGCCGCCCCGCCGGCAAACCGGCCTTCTACGACGAGCAGTACCCCGGCACCTACAACGCCCGCCGAGACAACCTGCGCGGCTTCTGGAAAGGCCAATACGGCCACACACACGGCCTTGTCCTGGTCGACGCGTTCTATGAATACGTTGCCCAGCCAAACGGCACAAACGCCATCGTCGAATTCCGCCCCGACCCGCCGCAGACGATGCTGGTCGCTTGCGTGTGGTCACACTGGCGCGCGACCAAGCCCGGCGAGAAGGATCTGCTGTCGTTCGCCATCATCACCGACGACCCGCCGCCCGAGATGTCGGAGGCTGGTCACGACCGCTGCCCGGTCCCTATCAAGCCGGAGAACATCGATGCGTGGCTGAATCCCGAACCGCGCAACCTGGATGCCTTGGATGCCATCCTGGATGACAAACTGCAGCCGTTCTACGCCCACCGCAAAGCGACATCCATGTGACGCAGGCCTGTGCCCGTCTCAAATCAGATTTCAAATCTTTTCAGCACCCGTGACTCCCAAAGCTCGCTAGCATGGCGCCGCCCCACCAGGGGCAGCAGGCAAAGCGCAGTAACTGGAGGAATCCCGTGCCCTCAGGTCAGCAGCCCTTCATCGTCGTGGGCGACAAAACCACCCACGGCGGCACCGTCATCACCGGCGACATGACGTCCACCATGCAGGGCAAGCCCATTGCACGCTCTGGCGACATGACAGTGTGTCCGAAATGCAAGGGCACCTTCCCCATACTTAAGAGCGACGGCATCGTCGTTGACGGCGCCGGTAACACGTATGCCCGCCACATGGACAAGACCGCGTGCGGCGCCAACCTGCTTGCCAGTCAGGCGACTGGTACCGCAACCGCGATGGTTTCCGGCACCGGCAGTCCGGCCGGTGCATTGGCAGCACAAGCGGCAACAATCGCCGCACCGACAACATCCGGCGTTTGCCTGTCGTGCCTCATCAAAGCTGCTGCAAGTGGTAGCTCCACTGTCGTTCGGAGCTGATCATGGCGCTTGAAGTAGTCGAGCGGTTGACCGACCTGCAGACAGCATTTCCTGCACTCCGTCTTTACGCGCTCGTCGATGGGATCCAGTACGAGAACCATCGCGGCGACCGGTTGGACGACCGCCCCGGCTTTGCCTCACTGTTCCATGGCACGGCGGATGGACCACTGGCGCACGCAGGCCCCTGGCTAGTCGATATCGAAGAAGTCGGAGATGCCATCGCAAACGACCTCGCAGGCCTAGAACGCGAAGCGCCATCAGTGACATGGCTGATCACCGAAGCCGACTTGCACGGCCTCGCGCAATTGTTACGGCTCCAGCTCGACGTGCGCATACCGGACGGCCGCGTCGCTCTTCTTCGCTTCTGGGATCCCCGTGTGCTTGCCAGCCTGGCCAACGTACTCGACCCCAAGCAGCGCGAAACCTTCTTCGCCCACATCCACGAATGGCATCTACTGCGCGATGGCCAGCGTGTTCACATCGGGAGAAAACATGCTGAGGCTTGACGAGCGCCAGTGGCAGGCACTGCAGGCCTGCGACGCCAATCAGTTCGTCGCTACGGTGTGCGACCAGTTTCTGACAAAGCGCCCCGAGCTGCTGCAGGAGCCTGGGCGCGAAGTGATTCTGGGGCGCATGCAGGCGGCGCACGACTACGCGCAGCGCATCGGCTTCACGTCTACGCCGCATATTGTGTGGCTCATGTACATGGTAGCCGACGCACCAACGCTCGTGACTGATCCCGTCATCGAGACCTACCTTCGGAAGCCTGGCGCCACACCGGAGCAACGGCTCGACGATCTCGAGGCCGTGTTGCAAAAGAAACTTGAAGGGGGGCTGTAATGGCAGCTGCAGCCGCACCACTCATTGAAGGAGCGCTCGCGCGCCTGCTGGTCGCCCTCGGCATAGGCGTCGTCGCCGACGGCGCAACCAAAGAAGTGCTCAAGCGGAAAGAGGACGCTGATAACGCCCGCACCGCGCCCATTGCGAAGACCGAAGCGCATACTAAAGCCAAGGAAAAGTGTAAGGACTGCACTCCCGACAAAGGGACCTTGGTAACGCGCAACTGGAATATGTCGGATGTGTCGCGCGCCTATCAGGCACGCATCACGGGCTTTGCACCGTTCACCGAGTGGAACTTTGCGGGCGTCGATTTCGATGGCTTCCAATCCGCGCCGTGCCTGCTCCTGGAAGCTAAGGCGAAGTACGACCAGTTCTTTGACGATTTCGGACCGTTTGAGTGGTGGAAGGGTGATCAGCCCCTCATGGCAGAAGCCACCAAGCAGGCTCTGGTTGCGAAGCCGATGCCGCCAGTTCAGCTACATTGGCACTTTATGGAGCCACACAGCTACGCCTATTTCACCCGGATCTTTGCCGCCATGCGGCTCACGATAGAAACGCATTACACACCATGAAGCGTCCCTACGAGCTAACCGCTGTCTTTCGCCATCAAGGCTCCCCGGAAGCCATTGCCTTGCTGCAGGAACTGGCAACGTTTTGCCGCGTGCTGGGCGACCAATCGCCCGAGCTGTCGACCTGGTACCTGAAAGGCGATTCCAATGAAGAGGCCACCCGGTACGAGGTGTTCGACGCCAACGGCCCGACCACAGCGGCAACCGCGGTTGTTACCGAAGAACTCCGGAAAGAAGTGGATCCGCGCATCATCGGCATTTGGAATGGCAAGACCGACGCCAACGGCGCGTCTCTCCAAATCATCGCGCGGCCTCGCCCCGAGACATCAACAGCCATATTGCGGGTCAAGCCAGGCGCCTTTCCCCAAACCTATGAAGGCGCGGTAGCAGTCGTGCAAGCGGCAGCTCTCCAATGGCAAGCAACCGCCATCACGCTGGAATCGGGCGGGTACTTTCCACTTAAGGTGTTCAAGGACCGCCCGGGCGTTGGCTGGATGATCTATTTGCCGAAGACGCTGACGGTGCAGCAAGTGCCCGAAGCTGGCGCCTTGATTCCCGTCATCGACGGCAAGAGCCAGATTGGAACCATTGTCGTGAGCGTCACGGATGCGCCGTTCTCTGATGCCGACCCTGAACACGTGCGCATCGCCAACAAGATCGAGGTCCGCCTGGTCGATCAAGATTTGTTGCCCCGGTCCATGGAGCTGTAAACGCGCGACGTTATAAGGTGTACGGTGAAATCACGCGCAACTGAAAATTTAGTTGGCGAGATAGTGAGCGTTGGCGCACCGGCCGAGCAATGTACGTTCCAGCGGGCTAGACATTTTCCTCTAGCGCTTATACGGTACGAAGCACACCGCTAGAAGACGATGAGCATATTCCCGGGGGGAGTCTTAGGGGACTCCCATGGAACTGACAGTAAAGGCCGAAAATGGCCATGTCGAGATTCGCACCGAGAGGCGAGCAGACAATCGATGGGCGAGCGAATATCGCTATGTACCGAATCACGGTTCTCCTTCAGAGTGGACATCGGCAAGCTCGCCCGAGGGCTTTATTTCGGTGGGGATGGCCATGAGTGCAGCCATCCTGCTGGGAAAGCACGCAGCCGAGGAGCGTGCAGCGAAGAAAATGCACACCTCATAGGCTTAGGACGAGTTCGTGAGCGCGTATGGTGCAAACCTCACGATCTCGTCTCCCAACCAGTCATTGATCGCAAGCAACCGGTCCTGCAGCGGCTTCACCTCGTTGCGGGCAAAGACCATTGCAGCCTTCTCCACGTCCCCAAAGCCACCGGTGTTGGACGGAATGATGCCCATGAGCTGCGGCGGCACGCGATGCGCGGCGAGCTGGTCATCGCGCGTCACGTTCTTGATGTTCCAAAACTCATCCTTCGCCGCCACCTCCGACACCGGTAAGAGCTGAATCCCGTCCTTCTTGCCGTTGGGTGCGTACATGAAAAGGTTGCGGAAGTTGCCCGGCCCCTTGGCGCTTTTCATCGCCTCGCGCAGCCGGTCGACGTCTTCCTGGCTGTGCGCCGCATCGGTCATGTACAGGATGAAGCCGGCGTGCGATCCGTTCTTGTAGTAGCGTCGGCGGAACAGCGTGGCCGACTCATTGAGCCACGTGGCATTGAGCGCTGAGAGGTATTCCGGCAGACCGTACACCTCCTGGTTGATGTCCGGCTCCTGCAGGTGAAAGATCGTGTCGGGGGCGAACTCATGCGGCTGTTGGTAGCTCTGCACAAAGTAATAGGTCGACAGATCCAGGCCTCGCCGCATGTACTTCGCCAGGGCCGGCTGCAGCCCCATGCTGGAGGCAGCCCGGCTGATCCGGTTTTCCAGGTAGGCATTGCCGAACACCTGCCAGTCCAGGACGAAGCGCTCGAACGCCTGGCGCGACAGTAGCTTGTGCGGGATGAACGTGCTCACCAGGATGTTGCGCTTCACAAAGATGGCCGAGCTGTGATGTGCTGCCGCGCGGAACGAGCGCGCCAGGCCATCGAGCGGCATCGGTGGCTCGAACCACTTGCCCATGCGCATGCATTCCACGTAGTCGAGCAGCTCGCGCCGGTCGAGTACTTCGATCGGATCGCCAAACGAAAAGGCCTCCGCTCGCGCAGCGCGGTCGATGTGTCGCTTGGACAGTGCCTGTGCGGCGGGCGTGCGCACGTGTCGTGTGCTGGCGCCGGCGGCGCGGCGATTCTTTTTGCGGCTCATGAGAACTCCAAAATGCTGGTGTTGGTCGCGCTCGCGCCTTCGATCGGTTCGTTGGAAAGCGCATGCATGGTTGCCCACGCCAGGTCGGCGTGGCTGATCTCTTCGGAGCGTCCAGCCTGGTAGGTGACGCGGCCCCCGCCGGCGGTGACGGTCTTCTTGATCGCCATGAACGACGCGGCCAGGTCGGACCACCCGGCGTCAAACTCCAGCCGGCCTTTGCTGATCACGTCGTAGGCCTTCAGCACCAGCGCCGTCTTCACTTCGACGCTGTAGGTGTAACCCTTCGCATCGGGGCGAACCTTCGTTACGATCTTGTAGACCGCGTCGCCGATGCCGGTCCGGTCGACGCCGATGTGCGTCACGTTGTAGCGTTCACACACACGCAAGATGGCCGAGGCCTGCTCTTCGTAGTCGATACCCTTGAACTGGTGCTTCTCCAGCACGCGGAACTTGCCGCCCGGCACCAGAGGCGGCGCGACCACCACAAGCGCGGCGCTGTCTCCGCCGCCACCATTGGGGTCATAGCCGACCCACACCTGGCGGTAGCCAAACGGGCGGGGCGCGAAGGGCCTGAAGTCGTCCCACACCTCCCAGCTATCGACCATGCCGCGCATCAGCAGCGACAACGGGAACACCGACGCCGTGTCGTCCACGAACTCGCACATGAGCAAGTTGGCGTAGTCGAGGTCGCTGTACTCGCGCAACAACTGGTCGAGATCGAACAGGTTGCAACCACCGCGCAGGGCGTCTTCCACCGTCACGATCTGGCGCCACTGGCCGTCAGCGCACCGCATGCCATCACGCAGCGCGGCGTGGCTCACATCGAGCTTGATCTGCTTGTCCTTCGGCTTGCCCCGATTGAACAGCGTGCCCGACCAGAACGGATAAGCCTCGTGTGCGAGGCTGGAGGGCGTCGAAAAATACGTCTGCCGCCAGTGCTTGTGGATCGCCATGCCAGAGGCGACCTTGCGCAGCTCCTGGAAGCGCGGCACCCAGAAGTACTCATCGAAATACAGGTTGCCGTGATAGCTCTGCGCGGTGCGCGCATTTGTGCCGAGGAAGTAGAGCGTGGCCCCGTTCGGCAGCACCATCGGATCGCCCTTGAGCTCGACCCCAGCCGCGTCTTTGGCGAATTGCACGATGTACTGCTTGAAGACGTGCGCCTGTGCCTTGCTGGCCGACAAGAAGATCTGGTTGCGCCCCGTGGTCAGCGCATCGATGAACGCCTCACGCGCGAAATACCAGGTGGCGCCGATCTGCCGTGATTTCAGGATGTTGCGGATGCGCTCGGCCTGGCCAGCGCGATACCACACGTCCTGGTAGCCGAACAAGGAATCGTGGAACGCGTCGAGAAGCTTCTTCTGCTCATCGGGGCTCACCGCGTTGCGCTCCGCCTTCTTCCGTGGCCCAGCGTTGCGATTGGCCACCTTCGGATTGAGGTCGCTCTCGTTGCCGCCGTCGCGGTAGCGCTCACGGCGCGCCAGGCTGTCGAGCTGCCGGCGCAGCAGATCGATCTCCTTGAAGTCGCGCCCCTCCTTCTTGTCCTTAGCGACCAGGCGCATCAAGCGCTCTTCGATCGTCAGCGCAACGCGCTCATCGGGCGTCGTATCCGCCCATCCGTCGCGTCGCTTCCAACTGTGAATCGTCACTGGTTTGACGCCCAGCATTTCGGCGATGCGCGCCACGCGATAGCCCTGCCAGTACAGGGTGCGTGCGATGCGGCGCGGGTCCTTTTCCGGGTCGATGGTGAGCGAGGCAATAGGCGGCAGCGTAGTCATGCCGCAACGCTACCGGCCCCGCGCGCGCGTGCCACGCGGCGCCTGTTGTGGCGCGGGCTTCCACAACATCAACGCGTTGCCCGCGCGGGTGTCCGGCGCTGAAATGGCAACACCACCGAACCACCGGGACACCGACCACAGAGGACACCATGCCCACTAAGTTTTTCCGCATTGCAACCGAAGGCGCGACGAGCGACGGCCGCGTGATCGACCGCGAAACGCTGGTCCAGATGGCGAAGAGCTACGACCCCAAGGTCTATACCGCCCGCGTCAACCTGGAGCACATCCGCGGTTATGACCCGGCAGGTCCCTTCAAGGCTTACGGCGACGTGGTTGCGCTGAAGACGGAAGAAGTGGACGGCAAGCTGGGCCTGTTCGCGCAGATCGATCCCACCGACGAGCTGGTGGCGATGACGAAGGCCCGTCAAAAGATCTTCTCGTCGATGGAGGTACAGCCGAGCTTTGCCGATACCGGCGAAGCCTACCTGGTCGGTCTCGCCGTGACGGACAACCCTGCCAGCCTGGGCTGCGACGTGCTCAAGTTCAACGCGCAGGCGCCTGTGAATCCCCTGGCCGCGCGCAAACTGGATCCCGCCAACCTGTTCACGGAAGTGGTGCAAGTGGAGGTTGATCTCTCGCAATCGGTCGCGACCGACCCCGCACCCGTTCCATCGCGCTTTGCCGACAGCATCAAGGCGCTCTTCTCCAAGCAACGCAAGACGGACGACAGCACCGACGCCCGCTTCGCTGACGCGCAGGAAGCCATTCAGACCGTTGCCACACAGGTGCAGACGATGGGCGAACAGGTCGTTGCGGGCTTCAAGAGCATCAACGACCAACTGGCAGCGCTGAAGACGCAAGGCGAGCAGCGCGACCAGGCCTTCAACACGCTGAAGAACGGTATGGAGACCACCCAGGCATTCACGTCGCGCCCGCCCGCAACAGGCGGCGATGGCGCGGCCGACATCAAGACCGACTGCTGACCCGGCCACCGGACCCAGCACCACCGCGAAGACCATCAACCGGAGTCAACACATGCGTAACAACACCCGCCGCCTCTACGATGCCTATGCGGCCGAAGTCGCGAAACTGAACGGCGTCGATCGCGTCGACGTGAAGTTCTCGGTCGAGCCGACCGTGCAACAGCGCCTTGAGGACAAGATCCAGGAGTCCAGCGACTTCCTGAAGAAGATCAACTTCCACGGCGTGACCGAGCAAGAGGGCGAGAAGATCGGCCTGGGCGTCTCGGGGCCGGTGGCGAGCACGACCGACACCACAAAGCAGGACCGCCAAACGTCGGACCTCTCCACGTTGGATGGCCGCAAGTACCGCTGCGAACAGACCAACTCCGACACGCACATCACGTACCAGAAGCTGGACGCCTGGGCCAAGTTCCCGGACTTCCAGACGCGGATCCGAGACGCCATCATCCGCCGCCAGGCGCTGGATCGAATGATGATCGGTTTTCACGGTGTGAAGCGCGCACCGACGTCTGACCGTGCCGCCAACCCGATGCTGGAGGATGTCAACAAGGGCTGGCTGCAGACGATGCGCGAGCAAGCGCCGCAGCGCGTCATGAAGGAGGGCAAGACCGCCGGCAAGATCATCGTCGGCGGTGCCGGCGGTGACTACGCCAACCTGGACGCTCTGGTCTTCGACGTGGTGAACCACATGATTGACCCGTGGTACGCAGAAGACCCCGAGCTGGTCGTGGTGTGCGGTCGCCAACTGCTGGCCGACAAGTACTTCCCCATCATCAACCAGGCCAACCGCCCCACCGATGCCCTGGCGGTAGACCTCATCGTCAGCCAAAAGCGCATCGGCAATCTGCCGGCCGTGCGCGTGCCGTACTTCCCGGCCAATGGTCTGTTGGTGACGCGCCTGGACAACCTGTCGATCTACTTCCAGGAAGGCAGCCGCCGTCGCACGATCGTGGACAACGCCAAGCGCGATCGCATCGAGAACTACGAGTCGAGCAACGACGCGTACGTCCTTGAAGACCTGGGCTGTGCGGCATCGGCCGAGAACATCACGGTGGCCGCGTAATGAGCAGCCCGGCCCGCAATCATTTCCTGCGGGCCTGCGCCGCCCTCGCGGCGCAGGCCGAGCAGGATGCGAATCCTCTGCAGAACGCATCTGGGTACGAACTCATGCTGGCGCAGCTCGGCGAGCACAAGCGCCAGCTCAAGCAGATTCAATCGGTCGAGCGCAAGGCAGAGGCCAAGCGCCGGATGCTGCCGGAGTACGCGGCCTGGATAGAGGGCGTGCTGCAGGCCGATAGCGGCGCGCAGGACGACGTCTTCATGACGGTGCTGGTCTGGCACATCGATGCAGGGGAATTCGCTGCCGCGCTGCCGCTGGCTGCTTACGCGATCCGCCACAAGCTGACCATGCCCGACCAGTACAAGCGCACCACCGCCTGCCTCATCGCCGAGGAGTTCGCCAACATGGTGCTCAAGGCGCCGGACGCAATCCGACCGGAGGACGCCGGCGCGCTCCTGGAGCTGGAGGCGCTTCTGAATGGCGAAGACATGCCGGACGAGGTGCGCGCCAAGCTCCACAAGGCACTCGGCTACGCGGTCATCCAAGCCGGCACCGGCATGGATGGCGCCACAGCGAACGCGCTGCGAGAACAGGCACTGGTGCACCTGCGTCGCGCCCTGGAGCTGCATGACAAATCCGGCGTGAAAAAGGACATCGAGCGCATCGAGCGCGAGATCAAGAACGCAGCCCCGCCCGGCGCCCAGGAGGGCGACGGGAAGAGCTGACACCGAGCGTGACCCCGCGCATCAGGCGGCACGGGGCAGTCTTCCGGCGTGCCGCGAAGCCTTGCCCCGTCCACCGCCTCCCCATTCACTGAACCCATGTCTTCATTCATCGCAGCCGCACCCGTGCCCGCGCCGGCACAACCGGGCGGGGAGCCGATCGGCAACGACGGCTTCTTCCCCGATATCGACGTCGATCAGGCGTACGCCGCCATGCGCCTGGACGGCACCGTCACGGCACAGCGCCTGCGCGCCTCGCTGGTGGAGGCTGTGATTTCGGTCAATGCCGAGCTGGAGGCCTGGAAGGTGGCACAGGTGTCGTTTGGCCGATTGACGCTGGCCGACGTGCCAGCGCCCAAGATCGATGGCCGCAGCGCCCACCTGCATCGGTACCACCGCGCCGTGCACTGCATGGCGGCCGCGTGGCTCATTGAGCGGTACCGGACCATCGACGCGACGGCCACGGGCGACCGCAAGGCCGACGCCGAGAACCTGGGCGTCGATGACCTGCGCCGCGATGCGCGCTGGGCCATCAGTGACCTGATGGGTGCCGCCCGCACGACGGTGGAACTCATCTGATGCGCGTGCGTGCCATCCAGGGCGACACCGTGGACGCCATCTGCCAGCGGGTCTATGGCCGCACGGCAGGCGTCACCGAGGCCGTTCTGTTGGCCAACCCGGGCATTGCCGATCTGGGGCCGATCCTGCCGCACGGCACCGAACTCGACATGCCCGACATTTCCCCGCAGCCGGCCGTGCAAATGGTCCAGCTCTGGGACTGACCCAAAGGAACCCACATGGCTGAACCCATTTCGACCAGCTCCACCGCCACGCTCGCTGTGACGGGCGCCGGGGCGCTGTCCATCCTGCTGCCCGGGGTCGACCCG